AAAATGAAAATATAATAAATCAAATTTTAGTTTAGTTATTATTCATGGCATTTATCATATCTAAATAAAAAGTAATATATTAAATAAAATAAACCAAATATATATACTAGTAATGCAAATAATATCTTTTGTATTTCAGGTACATTGTGTTTACTATTACATTCATAACTTAAGAAAGATGCATATGCACCAATTATGATAGATAGTATTAAACCAACGCTGACTCCATTACCATTATTTGCTTGATTCATTTTTTCTATTTTTTTCTTATTTTGTTCTAATTGTTTTACTATTAAATAGGCATCCATTTGTTATATATATTAACATTATATTATTATTTTTTTTGTTTTTTTATTACTATTAAAATAAACACTTCCAACTTCTTTTCCAATATTTAGATTATTTATCTCACAATAAACTATCCCTAAATTTTTTAATAATTTATATTTGCTGTTACTCTTACAGAGGTTAGATGCATAGATTATTTCATCATTTGTTATGGTAGATGATTCTTTACATATAATAACATGACCAGATGGAAATTTATCTAAATGGAACCATAACCAATTAGATTCTGCTTTCTTAATTATATCCCAATTATCTTCTGCATTTTTACCTAACCAATATATAGTATTATTTTCATCAGCGATTTCTTTCATTTTGACACTTCACTGTAAATATTAAATATATATTCAAATATATATTTAATCTTTTTCAATTTTTTATACAAATAAAGCACCAATTGCTAAAAGATTAACAAAATGGCACCAGATAGAACCCCATGAATGTCCGTATGTAGTTTTACTCTTAAAAAATCCTAGTATTGCCATAATTAAATAAAAGATTCCATACCATTCTGTATTTAGTGTGACAGCTCCAATACTAACAATTATATTGTAAAGTATTGGTGCTAAAGTTGTCTTTGCATTTGTGAAAGGCCATACAAGATGTCCATTCTGTCCAATCACAGTGCATTTTCCTATACCATCCTTCATCCAATCTATATATATTGGTAATGAAAGTAACCAAATGCCTAATAATATTTTATATGATAATGGTGATAGGATCCCTGTGCCAAAATAATATAATGTCCCAATTATTACAATTGGTTGTAAAAACAATAATATTGGTATGAAATATGTAATAAATATATTAGTGTTGTTACATTTTATATTCAACCATAAGAATCCCTCTATAACTTGCATTAATGCTATAAATCCCAACATAATTGCAATACTTTTTTGAACATCACTCCCTCTTATCCATAAAACACTGCAAATAGAAAAAACAAAGAAAAATGTTCCAAAACTAGAGGATACACTATAACACATTCTTATATATTATATGATGATTTTAAATATATATATTTTTAATTTAATTGTACAATTAAATGCGTTATAAAAACTGTATGAATATCATCTATAATATATTTTGTAAAAAAGTTAAACGTTAAGAAAAAGAAAATTCAAGAAGATTTTCTTAACGCCTCGTGAAAGTTTCGATCCTTCTACTTTGGAGTTAACAGCTCCACGCTCTACCGATTGAGCTAACAAGGCTTGGTAATTGCTTACCAATATTATTTATATTTTTATCTTTATATAGTTTTAATTTAAAATATTATCTTTAATATTCTAATTTGTCACTTAACTGTGGTTCTTATACCTAAATTATTAAATACAAAAGTTCTATTAAATAAACCATCTGGATTAATGATTACATTATCTATTGAATCAATAAATAAATAATTACATGCATCATCATTCAAACTTCCATCACTAAAATTAGTAACACCACGACCTATATTATATTCAAATACACGCCAATATGAATCATCTTTACCTTTTTTAGTTATATCTTCAACATATGTATAAGTACACCAATAAGCTTTATGTAAATTATAAAATTCTTCCAACCATACATCAATTCCATCTGGATCATATTGATTTGTAACATCTACTTCAGGCGTTTGTTTGGTAATTATAAATCGTTGTAATAGAATTGCCCAAATTTGTTGATCAAGTGCATATACAGCAGCTTTTACAAGAACATCAAATTGTGGATCAGTTTCAGCTGGAAAATCAATGGTAGAAAGTTGACTTACAGTTGAAGATACTTGATAAGAACCAAATGGTGTATTAATAGTTCCTGAATAAGTATTATTCCAATAAGTAACAGGATTACTATATATTTGAGCAAGATCATAATCTAATTGAATTGATGTAGCTTGAAATCTAGTAATTAAATTTGAGAAAGCTACATTTAAACTAGGAGGTGGTGATATATAATAACCACTAACATAACTTGATAAAAAACTTCCAGCTATTGGACCAATCGGATCTATAAGACTAGTAATTGCATAACATGCTCCTGATATAAGATCAACACTAATTTTATTCCCAAGATCAGTATTGTCGGTTTGAGAAAGTAAACTAAATGCATTTGCTATTTTAATATTTCCATAATTATAAACATGATCGTTAAAACTTTGCATATTTACAACATTTTTTTGTAATATCTGAATTTCAGCTTGTGTTGGCATAATTAGTATATATAATTGATGTATATTAATTATATTTTCTTCTGATAAATATCAAATTTATTTATCTTACCAATAAAATTGTAATTCTCAATTAAATTTGGTAAATTTTCATATGGTACTCCTAATTTTAATATTAAATATGACCTAGGTTTAGTTATTCTATTTAATGTAAATATAGTTTTATCTTCAAAAAATTGTTGATAACATGATGATATATATACAAAATTAAAATAATTATTATATCTTTGATCAATTTCTGAAAAGAAAGTACTTATATGACCTTCATAATTAGGATCTTCTAATGTAGGATTTTTTTGTACATTCGTTAATTCTGGATCTATTGTAGTATATTTTATGGAATCTATTTTAGATTCTATTAATTTATTATATATTATAGAAAATATATCATGTTTATCTCTCTCAAATTCAGTACGATCTAATTCAACATCATTAATTGATCCAGTACTCCAAGATACTAATGGTGGCATATCTGGATCTAAATTATTGTTATCCATTTTTCTATTTTCAGCAGTACATACTCCTAATAAAGTATATGCATTTCTACCTTTTTGTAACTTATATTTATATTTTAACAATTTTAAAAGATAATCATTCATATAATTATCTTTTAAATTAAATCTTGTCTATTTTTTCACCGACTACTTTAACAAGATTTTTTTCCAAATTTTTAATACCAGCTGTCTTATAATCATAATTACATTGATGATTAGTAGCAAACCTATGAGTTGAACAAAAATATTTTTTGCACTTACATTCCAAATCAGATATCATTAACTTCTTTTTACAACCATCACATTCACATTTTTTAGGCATCTCTCTTTTTGTTTCAGATGTAACATCTTTTTTTACAGTTGAGGGTGAATAAAGAGTTGACAAATTAAATGTAATAGTTTCCATTCTTAATGTATGTAGAATATAATATTTATATAATATGTTTAATTTTCAATTTATATAGGAACTTAATTCATTTACATATTCTTCAAGATATTGCTCATAATCTGACTTATTATATGAATCAATCTTCAAATCTCTTAAATATAAGTTAAATAGTCCATCACCATATGTAATAATGTATTGAATAACAATATTTAATTGATATAAATCTGGTTCAAGTAATTTAATATTAGAAAGTAAACTTAATTTTGTACTATCATATTCTATATAATTACTATACATATGTGCTAACTTAAAAATATCACCTCTAGCCATATCAAAATATACATGTTGTTTTTTTATCTGAACACCAGATAATAAATCAGATAAATTATCCATTATTATTTATATCTAATATTTTGTTTATACTATTAATTAATTCCTCAATTTTATTAAATTTTTTAGAAAATATATTCATTATTAAATCTTCGTATGGTTTTACAATATCACTTGGAATTTTACTTAATATATATTCTATATTAAAATTTTGTACAAAGTCTTCATGTGTTATTTCATAATGAAATCCAAGAATTCTTACAATTAATACACCAATTGAATGAACTAAAAATTGTTCAGCAGTTGCATCATAAAATGGGTACATTTCTGTATTTCCTTCTGTTGGTCGAGTTTTATGATAATATATTTCATCTGATCTAAATGCATCTTCCCAATCTATTAGATAAAATATATTATTATTTACTACAATATTACATACTTTAACATCTGGATGTATAAAATCATATTTATCTCTTATTAATATACATAATTCTAATATACCAATTATATTATTAAATATTATTTTATAATCATTATTATTATTTAAATATGTCGATAATTTTTCATATTGTGGCATTACTATAAAAATATCATCATATTTTGAGACATTTTTTACATTATTTATTAATGGTGAAATTTTATTTTTATAATTTATTAATTTTTCTATACAATCACCTGTATTAATACCATAACTATTATTTGATTTAATAATTGCATAATAGTTTAAAAAATTAGGATGATTAAATTCTTGCATCAAATATTTTTTTGTTAAAAATAATTCACTGTTATCATCAAATTCATAATTGGTAAAAAAGTATTTAATAATTAAATCATTTTTATTACTTATTCTATATATAATATTTATTTTTAATGATTTCATAATTTTGATTAAATTATCATCTATATTTTTATTTAGATATAATATCTCATTTTCCATTATTCTTAATACTATTTAAGAAATTAATATAAGTAATTATGTTTTTAATATTAATATATGAATAAATCAATTTTAGAAAAAAATATATTATCTAACAATATAAGATCATTTAAGTCTTATATTAATAAATCACCTATCACAGTATTAATAAAGATACTTCCATTCTTGTGTGCGTGTGGGAGCTTATTAATGTTAAAAATATTAGATACTAAAGTAGATATTGAAAATTTGCAAAACAAAGAATCATGCATGAGAATGGGATTATTAAGTGAAAATTATCCTATTGTAAATTATTTATATTCAAAAAATTGCATGGAAGATTCTAAAATTTTACGATATTATATTTGTCGTGGTGGGTCAAATGATCAAATATATAATTTATTAGATAAAAATCAATATTGGATTCACGTAACAGATAATGATATTATGTCAGGTATAAAAAATGGTACGGTTAATACTGTAAAATATTTAAAAAATAAAATAGATATACCATTACATAATTATGCTAACTTAAACATAGAAAAACATAAATTATTATTAAAAGATAATAATTTATTAAATTATTATATTAATAACGATCTTAATTATGAATTAGTCTTAAATGAATTATATGAAAGAAAACACAAAAATATAATTATATTTAAAAGTATAATTACTATAAAATTATTTTTTATTAAAATTCGAAATCAAATAAAGTAATCTCTTTATTTGATTTAAGATATTATTATTATTTATATAAAATGAATTGGGAACAATTTCAGTTATGGCACAATTATTTATTAAATACAGAACATAAAGATAACTTAATAAATATTGCTATCAGTGAGTTTTCACGAGTTATCACTGATCATAAAAATGGATTTTCTAATTTTGATCAAAATAAAGAAGATCTAACAAAAAAAGAGTGGGATATATATGGGAAAATAAATATTATTTTAAATAAAATTAATTTGAAATATAAAGTTAATTTAGAGTTACCTAGAAAAAGGTGTGAAAAATCTCAAAAATTTAAAAGAAGTATCGATGTTGAAAACGGAATGATGTTTAATATGTCTGCTGAATTAAACGGCGTTAATACAAATGATACTAATTATTTTTATATTCCCTTACATAAAACTCGTAGGCATATACATGGTGTTCCTAAAGATTTCCTTGAACAATATATAATTAATATGATTGACACCGCAAAGTGGGAAAAAATACATTATATGTATTACTATAGTGTTCAATTTATTGAAAATATAAATTATATTAACATGTGTGCTATTTATGAATGCCCAGAAAAATTTTGTATAGAAAATTTAACAAAAACAAATAAAAATAAAAAAGAAATAGAAAAAGTAGAAAAATTAATAAAATGCAATGCAAAAATTAGTGTTTTTAAAAAAATAAAAGAATTTGAAAAATATCTTACAAAGGATGTTTATAATAAAATCAAAAAATATTTTAATAAAAAAATGGTAGATAATTTTAGATTAAATTTTCCCCAGAAAAGTAGATACATAACATATTGTACAGGTTCATGTATTAATTCTGATGGATTTATACATAATGGTATACCAAATGGTAATCAATATTGTAGTGAATGTAATATTACATTTTGCAGAGAATGTAATAAAAGTCCTTATCATAATAATGAATTATGCACGTTTACAGAAGAAATTCATTTTGAAAACCCAAATGATTATCGTAAATGTCCAGGTTGTGGAATATGGATTGAAAGAGAGGAGGGTTGTTCTCATATGAAATGTAAATGTAGTGTTCATTTTTGTTATGATTGTAGAGGTATTTTATGTGCAAATGATCCATATTATCATGTATGTAAGATGTCAAATTCTGATCCTCATTATAGGGATTTTAGAATGAATCATCCATCTGTTCAGCATGAAGGTGAACTTGCATGTACATGTAGTAATTGTTTAGTTATTAGTTAATAGGATTTATATCCTCCATTATATTTTGAAGTTTTTAACTTTTCCTAAAATATGATGTGTATTATCCTCATTACGAAAATTAATTTTTTCCTATATGATCTAAGGAAATCATGTAGTCTTTATGAAATTAGTAATATACTAATATTAATATTATTTATATGTCCGGCCAAATATAAATAGTATTAATATGAATATATTATAAAGTAATTTTTAGTTATTAGTGCAGTTACCGCATTTTATAATTGGTGCAGTTTTGTATACAATTTGATATGTTTGGTGACAAGAATAACACACCCGAATCTCTTTATTGTTTCGTGGAGGTGCGGGCGGGCAGTTAAGAATACCATTGTTATACATCGGAAATTCACCATCATTCAAATAAAGACCAACATTATTAGCAATATTGGTATTGATGAATGTGCGCACTGGTGTAATAGAACGTGTTGTGGACATTTTAGCTTGGATTAATTAATTATATCTATTTAATATATAATTATTTTTTCAATTTTTATATAAACAAAATAAACAATAATATTATATGGCTAGTATTAAAACTATCAAATTAGATAATAATAATATTATTATATTTAAATTTTATAATAATGTATTTACGGTTGATATAAATCTAATTGATTCATATGTTCACATGACTAAAAATCATGATGAGTTTAATGATGTTATTAATGAATTAAAAATTAATTTTAATATAAATAATCATAAAATAAAATTAGTAAGATATTGGTATAATAATAATTATAAAAAAATATTTCCTGTAAATACATACGTGACTAGGTATGGTAGAATAATTAATTAGGATCGGTATCATCGTCGCTAAATGCATTTGTTACATTTGTTGTATTACAATTTATGTATTCAGACATATCACAATCCAAATATTTAGTATCAATAATGTTATAATAATTTACTGTATGTGACTTTGTGCACATCAGATTGTGTAGAACCTCATTAATTTCCTCTACTGATAAAACTGTTACTGCATTAACATTAAAATATTCTCCATTGCAAATATTTCCAATATTTGCAAAAGATTGTGCATTAAAATATATATAATATCCATTATTTGTTCCTGTTTGAAGGATATCAATTATGTTATTCTTTCGTGTAATTGTAAAATTTGTATAGATTTGTCCATTTGTTATTAAATAATTATAAATATAATCAAGACGTTCTTGAATTGTAAACCTATAATGAATTACATTTTGAAAGTACGTCATAATATCATCACTTGTCTTGATGATATTATTTGTATTAATATTGTTGATATTCTTCTTATTCTTATGAATAAGATAAATTTCAAGATTCATAGTCTTGGGAGAAATACAAACTTGAATACCATTCAAGGTATCCTTATCAAGTAACTTGAAGTAGTAAGTATTCTGTGTAACAACAAGGATATTATCCTTGTGTCTATATGCATTAAAAAGCCCCTTCAAATTCTCATAAATGGCACTGCATCTCTTAATAGCATTATTAAGCTGACGAGTATCGATAGTAACCACAAACTCATTATAATTGTTAGCCATGATAAAATATATATGTATACTATTCTATAAGTATATTTATACTATTCACTTTTCAATTTTTCCAAAAAGAAGAAAATTGATATTCATATCGTATTTATACTATATATTATAATATAATTAAGATGGATTCTATTAGAATTACTAAACCAAACTATAATGAATGTTTTATCAATGATACACTAGTCCCTGGGGTAACACTATTTAATAAAAAGTTATTTCATAATGATACGGTAGACAATAAATATTCTATATTATCTAGTAATAGAGCATCATTTTTAATAGGAGGTATATTAAAATTAACTAGTAATACCCTTTATAAAAATGCAAAAACTCATAAATTTATGTATGAATTTATACCTATCAATTGGAGATATCCAAAATTTTTAGTAGCATCTGAAATTAAGAATAATCTTATAAAAAATCACGAAAAAATAAGTGATTATTTTGTTGTAATACAATTCAAAGAATGGATTGATAAATTTCCAACTGGTACAATTTGTAAATCTATTGGACCAGTTAGTAAGTTGATAAATAAATATGAAGTACTATTATATTATTATCCAGAAAGACCTTACACTTATGTAAAAACTAAATTAATCGATGATATTAAATTAATTAACTATAATATTTCAGATGTAACATCAGTATACAGTATAGATCCTCTTGGATGCAAGGATATTGATGATGCAATATCTTTTGATTCTATCAATAATAAAATTGGTATCCATATTGCAGATGTAAATTATATGATTACTAATTTAAACTTGAACTATAATAAATTTTCTACTATTTATGCACCACATAAAATAATTAATATGATACCAGATGAATTAGCTTTTAATCACTGTTCATTATTAGAAAATATGGTTAGACCAGTAATTTCATGTTGGATAGATGTTCGAACTGGTGAATATTCATTCAAACGTGAATTTATTAAAGTATCAAAAAATTATTGTTACGAACAAGTAACAAATGATTTAATAAATTCAAATATAGCATTAAAAAAACTATTTGAATTTAGTAAAATAATAAATAATAAATCAAATTATGTTGAAGATGTTAAATCATCCCATGAAATGGTTGAAGTATATATGATTTTTCTAAATAATAAAGTAGCTGAATTATTAAAAGATGATAATATTATTTTTAGAAATCAAGAACCATGTGAATTTGCAAAATATAGTTATGTAAATAAAGGACATACACATATGAAATTATCACACTATACACATTTCACATCACCGATAAGAAGATTTGTTGACCAATATATTCATCAAGTATTAATTTCTAAATTATTTAATAAAAATTTAGAAATTGTTAAGCCAAATGTAGATGCAATTAATACATTTGAAATAGAACTAAAAAAAGTAAATTTGCTATGGAATTATCTTAAAGTGAGTAATGATATTACAAATGGTGAAAGATATTTATTAAAATTTGTAAAATTTAATAAAGATTATTTAGAGTTTAAATCAATAGAACATAATATAATAATTAGTAATAAGTTATTATTTACTATTTTAGATAATACTACCGTATTGGTTAATAATAAACAATATGAAATAAATAAAATATATGATTTACCAATATATGTTATAGATAATACTAAAAATCAATATTTTCCTAAAATTATTATTAAGTTTCTATAATATGAGACAATTACTCATTTATTTAATAATTTTTGTTGTAATCTATATAATATTTAGAAAAAATTATATGTTTTTTGATATTATTGAACCACCTAATGTATCAAATAAGAAAATAGCAATATTATTTCCATATCGAGAAAGAATAGATCAAAATAGATCACAGCAATTAAAAAGTACATTAGATTATTATAATAAATTAAATATTTCAAATATTGATATGTATGTTATTGAACAAGGTAATAATAAACCTTTTAATAGAGGTGTTTTATTAAATGCTGGTCACAATATTATTAAAAAATCTAATATAGGTTATGTAAACGAAGTTCATCATGATATAGATGTACAACCGGATAAAACATTGATTAAATATTTTTATTCTGATGATGTTATTGCTTGTAGAAAAGCTCATTGGTATGAATATTTTTTTGGTACATTGTCAGTATTACCCCTAGATGTGATGGATAAAGTAAATGGTTATTCTAATAATTTCTGGGGTTGGGGTAGAGAAGATACTAATTTATCAAGAAGAATCAGAGATAAAAATATTAAAATATATAATGCAGATCCAAAAATAACTAGTATTAAATCATTACCTCATAAAGATGCACATACATTGGGTATTAAAAATATGGATATGGAAAAAGTAGATAATGAAGATATTAAATCTGGTTATAAATCTGGATTATCTGATTTACAATACTCTATTGTAAATAAAAAAGTATTAAATGACCATACATTTAAATATATTATTGATTTTTAGATAATTTTTTTTTATTATAATAGTATGAGACAATTACTCATTTATTTAATAATTTTTGTTGTAATCTATATGCTATTTAGAAAAAATTATATGTTTTTTGATATTATTGAACCACCTAATGTATCAAATAAGAAAATAGCAGTATTGTTTCCATATCGAGAACAAATAGAACAAGAAAGGTCATTGCAATTAAAAAATACATTAGATTATTATAATAAATTAAATAATTCTGATATTGATATGTACATTATTGAACAAGGTAATAATAAACCATTTAATAGAGGAGTGTTATTAAATGCAGGTCACGATATTATTAAAAAATCTAATATTGATTATTATAATGAAGTTCATCATGATATAGATATACAACCGGATGAAACATTAATTAAATATTTTTATTCTGATAATGTTATCGCAGGAAAACAAAAAAAAGATCCTCATTTTTTCGGTACATTGTCAGTATTACCTTTAGATGTAATGGATAAAGTAAATGGTTATTCTAATAATTTCTGGGGTTGGGGTAAAGAAGATGATAATCTATCTTTAAGAATTAGAAATAAAAATATTAAAATATATAATGCAGATTCAAAAATTGCTAATATGACTTCATTACCACACATACATTCTATAAAATTAAATTTAAATAATAAAAATATGAATCAAATTCATAAAAAAGATATTAAGTCTGGTCACAAATCTGGATTATCTGATTTACAATACTCTATCATAAATAGAGAAGTATTAAATAATCATACATTTAAATACACTATTGATTTTTAAATAATTTTTAAATAAAGTGACTCCATTGTAATAATATTTCTTGTATGATCACCAACTAACTTACTTTTAATTTCAGTAATAATATCAATATATTCGATTTTATTCAACAACATAAATACTTGTATCACATCATCTAACATATGTATTATTTTATTAATACTTTTTATTAAATCTCCTTCATGGATATCATATGTTTCTACAATTTCTCTACTATATTTACCATCATACCAATCAAGAACTGGATATAATAATTCTCTGTTTATTACTATATCCCCTTGCTCCCTAATAAATTTTAGTACATCATGATATTCATCTAATATTTCATAATCATCGTTATTTTTTCCATCACATAACAATGTAAATAATGCTAAGATTTTATTTATTTTCTTTTTCTGAAATAATTCATCTAAATAATCTGATACTAAAATATTTGTTGTTGATATTGAATCAAGTTCTTTTATTTTTAGTGCAATTTGACCCTTTTGAGTTAATTCATTTTCATCATTTATAAATCCTTCATATTTTAATAAGTCTACTTGATTCTTAATATTAGTTTCGATATAATTATTAATATCATTTAATTCATATTCTAATTTTTGTTTTTGATTAGTTAGTTTTATTAACTCTTGGTACTTATCATATTCATTTATAAAAGTATTTGATTTCTTAATATCTTTTATTTTTTGATCAATCTTTTTCATTTGATTTTGTGATGGTTTAATTATTCCTGTTAATTGGTCCTCTAATTTCTGATATTCTAAATACATATCCATATTTGTAATATTTATTTTACTAATCTTATCTGATATATTAATGATATCCTTATTAATAAGATTAATTTCTTTCATAATTTCTGTATTCAATAATGATTTACTCATATTTTCTTTTATCCTATCTAACATCTTATTTTCAATTAGATTTAATACCAAGTCATGATCTATATTAAATTTAGATGTAATTTTTTGTGATCCACCAAATAATAAATTTTGTAAATCATTTGAACTTACTTCATTTGAAAATAATTGAGGTACTATAATTACATAACCTTTAGTATCAATACCACGACGACCAGCACGACCACTCATTTGAATAAATTCATGAGTATGTAACCTTCGTTTTCCTTTATTATCATATTTAAATACATCGGTAAATATTACTGTTTTAGTTGGCATATTTAATCCAACTGCAAATGTTTCAGTTGCAAATAATACTTTAATTAAATTCTTTGAAAATAACATTTCTATAATTTCTTTGAATACTGGAATTAATCCAGCATGGTGAATTCCAATTCCTTTTATTGCTAAATCTCTAATAATATTATACTGATACGCATTTTTATATCCCTCCTTATTCTCTAATTTAGACAAATAATAATCAAATGCTCTATTAACTTCCACACCTTCATTATAATCATTAAATGTCATTGTTACAGCTTGAGCAATATCCATACATTTCTTTTTTGAAAATATAAAAAATATAGCAGGTGTCATATGTATTTCATCAAGCTGTTTACATATTTCATTAATAATGAAAATATTATTTACTTTATTATCTTGAAATATTTTATTTAAATCCACCATAGTTTTAAGATTATATGGTTCAATATGATTAGTTTCTGTACTAGTAAATGGAATAAATGTACCTAATTTACTGTAATATGGTTCTAATTGTTTTGTTAATTTTTTATTATTAACCCAATATGAATAATTAAAATATAATGGAACAACTCTCTTTGTATTTGTAAGTAAATAACTAGGATTATTGTTACAGGATTGAATCCATGAAATAAAATTTTCTGGTTTATCTATAGTTGCTGATAACATAATTTGATTTATGTTCTTAGGCATATTCATAATACATTTTTCCCATACACCACCACGTTCTACATCATTAATGTAATGTACTTCATCAAATATCACTGCATAAAAATCATTAAAATCTATATTATTAATTTCAAAATCATCAAATTTAATTGATTTTTTTTCTAAAAGTATACTTAAAATCTCAGTGGTCATAATAAGACACTCTGCATCTGGATTACATTTATGATCTCCGGTAATTAAACCAATACTAATATCTGGAAATTTTTTAGTAAATTCATAAAATTTTTGATTTGACAAACTTTTAATAGGACTTGTATAAATCGTCTTTAAATTCTTACTTTTTCCATGAATAATTGCATATTCTGCAACTAAGGATTTTCCTGATCCAGTATGTGCAGTTACTAATATGTTTTTTGGCTCATCATTTTGTAATAGCTTTATAGAATGTTTTTGAAAATTATCTAATGGAAATGTGAAAGGTGATTCTACTTCACCATCAAAGTTATTTAAAATATGAATATTACTCATTATATTATAATTATTATATTTAATTATTATCTTTTAACTAATAATTAAATCAATTTTACATCAAGTATTTTTCTACTTTCAAATTTCTTAAATTCACAATTGTATCGCTAAATGTTCCATGAGATCTCATAAAATATTTTGCCCCTGCACATACATACATGTCTTTTACTGCATCTTGTAATGATGTTTGTCTTAATTCAGTAGTTGGTTCTATCTTTTTATATATAATTCTATCACCATATATACTAATAAATTTTTCTTGTGTTATCCTACAATCAGTTGCAATATATATTTTCATTTGGTTATCATATTGATTTATAAAATTTATATATTCTTCATCACTTTTATTATAATGACGATACCATTCATGAGTTAAGGCATCAGTTCTTCTAATGTGAACTGCTATATAATCTTGTAATTTATTTTTAAGATTATCTATTTCTAATTGTATTGAATTTATAGGTTTCAATAAATTATAATAATTCTGTTTAATATAATCAGTATTTTCTTTATCCCACGTTTCATAATCATATTTATTCTCATCTCCTTTATTATATATTATAGTAACATTATCAATTGGATTAAATAAAGTATCAAATCTATCTGGACAGGATTTATCTGGAATCCATACTATTTTTAATTTTTTACCTTCCATATTTGCTTTAAATAAATAACTTAACATAACTCGAATTCGATTATTTAATCCAGCTACAGCTTTTACGGTTATATATGGTTCATTAATATAATTCTCATAACCATAATTTAGTATAAGTGTTAATATAATACATATTCCAATTATAATGTATATTCTCATAATATAATATTACATTATATTTTTATTAACTTACCGCCAAATACTTGTTTGAGTTTGTACACTAAAAATATAAGAACTTAAATTTAGCACTTCACTGTAAGTTTAGTTCTAATTAATTTATAATTAAATTTATTAATATATTATATAGATGTTATATTTAACGTATGATATTGATATTAATTCAGATGGAATGGGAGCCCAATATCAACGAATTGTTGCTATAATATGCATTTGTCATTATTATAATTTTACATACGTTCATGCTCCAATCAAAAATATGGAACATGTTACAGATCCAAATTATTTAAATGCAATTGAATCGTTCTTTCAAATAGCTAATAATTATGCAAATGTTAATTCAATTAAATATGATAACATATTTAATGAAAATATGCCATCAATTAATAGCTTAAATAATTACAATAATAATAATCCTAACAAAAATATTTTAGTAAAAATATATTTACCATACAATATTTCTGATATAAATCCAATAATATATGAAAAAAGTATGCCAATATTACAAAATATTTTAATTAATACATATTTACCTTTTTATCAAAATAATAATAATACAAAAATTGCTATTCATATTAGAAGAGGTGATGTTGGACCAAATATTAATAATGATAGATATTCTCCAATTAGTGATTTTATTAGGATCATAAATTCATTAAAACAAAAATATTCAAATAGTAGTTTTTTCATCTTTACTCAAATAGATGAAAATAATAAAAATGAATTTGATATATTTAATAATGATAAATCAATACAAATTAAAGCAAATGAAGATCAGTTATTAACAATGAATCATTTAATTAATGCGGATGTTTTAATTATTGGAAAAAGTTCATTCTCTTATTTAGCTGGATATTATAATAAAAATACAGTTTATTATTTTGATTATCTTCATAGTCCACTAAGTTCTTGGATAAATGAAAATACATTACAGATAAATGAAAATTTTAGTAATTTTATTACCAAAAAACCTACATTTAATTTATTTAATATATTAGTATTTTGTATTGTCGGGTATATTATATATACAAATAAATTAAAAATTATTAATAATGATATACTTAATCGTATTATATTATGTCTATTATTTATTTTAATACTAAAATATTTATTAATATCTAATGAACCATATGAAGATACTACGGGTATATATACTGCTATCATAATTGAACCACGCAAACATTCTGCCATGGAATTTGTTTTAACTAATTTTACAAGTATGTTAGATAATAGATGGAAATTTATTATTTTTCATGGAAATCAAAATGAAGATTATATTAATAATATAATTAATACTAAATTAAGTGATGAGCGTAATCGAATTCAATTAGTTAATTTAAATGTAGACAATCTAACAACACATGACTATAATACATTATTATATGATCCATTATTTTATGATAATATCAAAACAGAAGTATTTCTAATTTTTCAAACAGATACAATGATATGTTCAGAATATAAAAATACTATTTATGATTATATAAATAAAAATTATGATTATGTTGGTGCTCCTTGGATAAATCATAAAGTTGGAAATGGTGGTCTTTCATTAAGAAAGAAAAGTAAAATGTTAGAAATAATTTATAAATGTAATGACAGAAAAGAACATATACCAACAGAATTACATAATGAAGATAGTTTTTTTTCACAAGTATGTTCAGATCTAGTGAATATTAATTTACCTTCTTTTGAAGAAGCAAAAGAATTTTCAATTGAAACAATTTATTCAGATAAAACATTTGGTATTCATAAAGCATGGATATATCATACTCCAGAACAAATAGAAAATATAAATAAATATTGCCCTGGATTAAATTCTCTTATTAAATTACAATAAATATTGTATTAATATTATTTGTTTTTGTATGTACATTATTACTATTAAATATATCACCCAATAATTTAATTGTTTTTTTCTTATCACTACCTATCGAATTTAATAGAAATTTTCCAGATGGTAATAATATATTATTAATATTATTTAAAAATCCATAGGAAAATATAAAATTAGGCATATTAGTACTTTCAAAGATATCACATATTATATAATCATATCTCTCATTAGTATCTCTAACAAATATATCTGCATCCTTCTTTATTAATGTTGTATTCTTTGAATATAACTTGACAATATCAAAATTTTCATCTGTTATATCAACACCAGTAATAATAAAATCAAATCTTTTATTTGATAAATGAATTATCATATCCCCTAATGCAACCCCTAATATTAAAATTTTAGGTTTTAATTTTGTACAGGAAGATAATATTTCATTGCATATTGTTTTTGATACCCAATTTACACATTCTTTAGTTTTATAATTAAAACGACTATATTCACTTAAATTTTTAGCATCCTTTTTGTAAATATAATCACCTTCTATTATAAATCGTGAATCATCTGTTTTATTATGAAAAAATATTAAGTATATTAATATGTTAAGCAATATAATAAATAAATATATTATATACATTTATTATATTTACTTTATTTCTTTAGATCTTATATTTTCTTTATTAAACTAAAAGTTGTTACATTATGATCTACAATATTATCTTCAACTAAATATAAAAAATTACATTTATTATTTGTCGATGCAATTGTAGCACTATTTTTATCTTGAATACATTTTAGACATGATTCTTCTGTCGTTTTTGTAATTACAATATTAATATCTTTGAATTTCTTATTAATATATTCTTTTGCTTCTTTTAATACTACTTCCTGGATATATAATGTAACTATGCTAGTATTACTATTATAAAATAAACTTAATATAATTTTATGATCTATTGTACCTATTACATTATATTTATTTCTATTGATAGAATAAAGTGGACCAACCAATGAATTATATGTAGGTATTAATCCAAAATTAATACTATTATTATCTAGTTTATTATATATATCATCTAAATCAATACAACTATCATGAGTACCATTAAAATTTGCATTCATAACTTCATATGAAAACGTTGATTTTGTACCTAAATATCCAATTTTTTGATTAGGTATATATTGTTCTAAATATTTAACTTGGATTCTCTTACTTAATTCCATTAATCTAATAAATAATTCAGTACTTTTTTCATAATTAGAATTATAACTCATATTATAAAATGAACTATCTTGAATATCAATATATGAATTAATTCTACCTAAAATTGTTTTTTCAACATCTCTATCGGTTACTAATTTATAAAAATCATTCCTCTTTAATAAAAAATCATACGCAGTCATGTTATATTTTATACTTGCAATTAATTCACTAATACCTAATCTTTTATGCAATAAACATAATAATAATGAATTTTGATTATTTATTTGTTTTGTTATATCGTATAATTCATTATCATAATTTATAATTATATTAGGTGAATTAATATTACTTGTTAATAATAAATTCACATCAGTTTTCTCGTGATTTAATAGTTGAATTATTTTATTTTCATATAATTGTAAATGTGTTCTAATTTGATTTAAATTATAAAATTTATTTGTTACTTGATTTGAATTTAATACACTTAATATATTTAATGATGAATTTATATCAATACATCCATCTGTAATACTTATACCATATTTTATCTCTTTAGTAAGTTTCTGATTCCCTTCAAATAAATTCGATTCAATCATTACCCCTCTAACAGGATATTTATTTAATAAGATTAATTTATTAATAGAACATGCTACTAATATCTGTTTAATATATTCTTTTTGACTATTACCATGCGAACAATCTATAATTAATCCAGTATTAATCTTTTCTTTTCTTAATTCAATACTAATTTCTTCTATATTATCTTGATAATAATTTGGTTCTATACCACCTCTTAATATTAAATGACTATATTGATTACCTTTGGTTGTAACATGAGATGCATTACCATTATAATCTATAGCTAGAAAATGATGCTGATACCTTGCTGATATCATACCATCTATCGCTTTTTTATAATCACCGTCTGTCAAATTCTTAAACCCAATTGGCATTGATAATCCTGATGCTAATTGTCGATGAATTTGACTTTCACTGGTTCTAGCTCCAATTGCTCCCCATGAAACTGTATCTGATAAATATTGTGGTGATATAGTATCTAAAAATTCACAACCAATTGGTATTTTTAATTTAGTTAATTTTACTAATAATTCACGTGCTAATCTAAGACCTTTATTAATATTATATGTTTCATCTAAATCTGGATCATAAATAAATCCTTTCCATCCATGTCTCGATCTAGGTTTTTCAAAATAAACTCTCATAACAATATACAAATTAGGATTTCTTAGTTGAAATTCTTTAACATGGTTCGCATACTCTAATGCTATTTTAGTATCATGAATTGAGCATGGACCAATAATAACTAATAATCTTGGATCTGTACCTAATAAAATATTTTTAATTATTTCTCGAGAATCATTTATAAATAAAGTATCATTCTCATCTAATGAATATTCATTAATGAGATCTATAGGAGAAGGAATGGTTTTAATGTTATCTATATTTATATCCATTTTTATTAATTAAATTAATATTGTTTGTTTATACCGGGAAGTACCAAAATTAAGTACCCCCTTTTAGGGGGTACTTAACTTTTATTCGGTAGAACCGCTACTAGTCAAACCCTTGAAAAATTAAGATTTATTGATTCAAAATATTTTGTAATTGGATTATTTTCAGTACTAACCATTAGTATTGCTAATTCTGTTTCTTCTTTTGTATATGATCGATTTGCTATTTCCTTAATATTTTTTTTATGAAATAATATTTTTTGTCCAATAATTAATTTATTAGTTAATAAATTATTACATATTACTCCAATTATAGTTTCATTGGATTGAATAGATTCAATCCAAACCCAAAAAGATTCATTACGTGTTGTATCATTTAATGTAATTTTTACCATATGATTTTCTTTAAAATTATCCCATGATTTATTAGTTACTGGTAAATTATACTCTATTAACTCTATCATTTTGTATTTAATTTATTTATTATATTCAATATAATAAATAAATATCAATTTTATTCTTCATCTTTCTTTTTACGTCCTTTCTTCTTTGGGACTACATCTGCTAATTCTTTTTTACTTGTGTTTTTCGTTTCTTTTGTTTTTGGTTCTTCTTCTTTTTCAATTTTATCTATTATATTTTCTGTTGGTTCAGATATTTGTTTTTCTTTCTCTTTTTCTTTTTTGGTTAATTTCTTTATTTTCTTTTTTTCTACAGGTTCTTCTTCTTTTTCTTCTTCCCGTTCTTCTGATTTTACATCATATTTATGACGTAAACTTGTTAATCTATCTCTAATTGATTCTGATAATTTAACATATATATCTGTTATTTCATTTGCCTCTTTTACACGTGTTTTATATAATTCATGCAAAAAATTAATGTCTTCATTATCATTAACATTATCTTGATCTTGTAATAAAACTTTTTTTAAGTTGTTAAAAATATCGTTAGTCATTTAGTATTTATTGTAAGAATTAAATCTAATAATATTTATATTATCAATTTTTTATATAATCAATATATATGAATAAATCACATTTATTATTAATATGTATACTTTTAGTTATTATGATAATTATATTTAATCAATTATCACTAATAATTGGAAAACATATTTTTGAAAATGAACATATAAATAATGATTTACCGGACAATCAAATAACACAATTAGGTGATGCTAATTTATTAATTCCAACATCAGATGAAGTATATAATCCTAACGATCAAAATAGACCAGATAATGCAGATGGACACCAAGTTACAGATGTTAGTAATAACATAAATACAAATACTGAGTTGGTTAATACTAGCTTATCAATACCAATCGTATATACACATGATGAACTAGAGGTTACTAATTATGTAATGTATTCACCATCACAACCAAATATAGTTGATGCTGGTTCTGGACAAATTGTATCTACAGATAATGTAAATAATAATGCATTAAATGATTTTAGTAGTATTGAATAAACAAATTTTTATTATGTATACATATTTAATTTCTTCTCCTCTTTCTTTTGATGACTTTTTATTTCTGCTAATGCATTTATAAAATCATCTTTAGTAAAAATATTTCTCAAATTAATAGACTTACCAAATACTCTAGTAGAATGCATCATTTTAATATGAAAAAAATACGTTTCAATATCTCCACCAAAATTAGGAAAATTATCTTTATTCTCTTCAATAAATTTAGATAATTTATTATTGAATGAATCTTCAATAGTATATTTTTCCGTTACAATTTTATTACATAAAATTTGCGTAAGTTCATCTCCACTATATTTTTCTATTTTAAATCTAAATGGAAATCTACGATGCAAGCCACTGTTTAATGAGAAAAAACTATTTTCTAATGCATCAGAATATCCAGCAATAATACAGATAAATTTATCCCCATTTTCAGATAAATTTTGATTAATGGTATTAATACATTCTTTAGAAAATGCATCATCTCCTCCTAGAGAATATGCTTCGTCAATAAAAAGTACACCACCAAAAGATTCGTTAATAATTTTTTGTGTTTTAATTGCAGTATGTCCAACATATTGACCTACTAAATCACTACGCTTTGCTATTTTAAAAATACGTTTCTTTTGTACTTTGGCATCAGCATCATGATTTATTATTGATGAAATTAATCGCTTGATATTCATTGGACCATCTTCTTCCTCATCATTTGTAATAGGTTTAATATCTTTACTTATACATTCTAAATCTAAGTAAATTTTACCTAAAATTTTACCCAAACATGTTTTTCCAACACCAGGTGGTCCTTCTATAATAGTATGTAACATATGCTTGAATTCAAATCCTTGAAGAAAATACATTAATTGATAAGTTAAACTTTTTTTAATATCTTCCATTCCTATCATTTCATTTAGTTCTTTTAGATGAGGAACAATCTTATTTAACTTTTGCAAATCAATAGAATATTTAACATTAGGTTTAATAATATAACTTTCTGACAAATTAATTAAATCAGTTATATGTGCAATTTCATGCGTAATTAATACTTCCTCAAAAACTTCTGTTTCTTTTGTAGGTTGTGGTTCTACAACTTTACTTTCAGATTCAGCAGGATATTTAATCTTATGAACAAATATTACATTATCATTTAATTTTTCGGGAGGTTCACCAAAGGGATTAATATGAGGTTGAACATTTGTAGGTGATGTAGATATTGTTGGTGAGAATCTATCTTGATTTATAGTATTACCAAATGGCTTATTTAATTCATATTTATCAATCATCTCTTTTGCATGTGAAATATTAGAATTATTACCACCATAATAATTATTTATTATTGTTGAATTTGGTTTCTGTTTATAATTACGTTTATTTCTTTTCTTATTATGAAACGCATCATATCCATTGTTATCTGGATTTGTTGGGTTATTCATTTTAATAGGCTGATTATTCTTGTTATCCATAATATCCTATATTATATTTTTCAATTTTTATGCTATTAAATAATTATATAAATACTTAAATACTAAATTAGTCAAAATTATATGAATTATATATATAGAATTTATACCAATAAAACTATTGCTTTTTTTAATAATAAAGATGATGCTATTAGTTTATTGTATCATATTCCTAATTCCAAAGTAGAAGTTTTTAATAATTTAACACCTATCGGTATATATCATATTAATAATAAAAAATTATATTTTAATGATACTATAGTTACGTTAGATGGATATATGAAAAAATGGTTTGAAGAAAATAAGAATGAAGAAAAAAGCGAATTAAATATTTTTATCCCATTAACAACGGTTGAAGAAAATAATAATAAAAAATTATCATTTGAAGAATTACAACAAAAGATTAAACAGTTAGAAGAAGAAGAAAATAATAATAACAGAAAAATAGAAGAAATTCAAGAAATAGTTAATGATAAGGAAGAAATTTTTAATGAAAAGAAAGAAGAATTTGATGAACAGAAAAAAAATTTTGAAAAAGAAAAAGAATATCTATATCAACTAAAAAATAAGTTAGAAGCAGATAAACGTGTCTATTATATAATTAAAGAGCAATTAGATTCAGGTGAATTAACAGAAGAATCAATTCCAATATTATTTCAAGATAAATATCCAATATTTAAATATTTAGACGATAATAATTTAATTGATGATAGTGATTCAATATCAACAGAAGAAATTAATAATTATTTAAATATAGTTCCAAATTATAAAATAAATAATAATGTTGATAACCCAAATTCATTTAATGATCTATTTTCTAGTAGTGATCCAATTTATTTTAAGAAAAATGTAAATTCTGAAACATCAAATGAATAAAATTAATTTTATTTAATAAATTAATTTTATCTATTCTTTCCACACTCTATATGTATTAATATTACTTCTTGATTGTGGTTGTTTTGTTTCTTCTTCATCGTCATCATCATCTTCATCTAATACCCTTACCATATTAGAAAATCTATATGATTTTAATTGTGGGATTGGTTCATCTACTTTACAATTGTGATGATACTTTTCAATATTTTGTTGATTTGGTAAATTACTTTTAAATGATGATAACTCAAGATACATTTGATTAATTACGAATTGTATTGTATTAACTTGTTTTAATATTTTAAATAATTCCTGATCAAATGCAAATAACTTATTATTATTTTTGTCTAAATATTTGATTAATATACATATATCATTGTATACTAAATTATGTACATAATGCGGGGCACAACATTTTCCTTTTTTCTTACCATAATTAATTTGGCAATTACTTCTGTGTGGACAAAAATCATATGTTCTCTTAATTAATTCACCATTAAATTCTTTTTTTATTAATGGTAATTTTAATCTATTTGATAATAATAATGATGCATCTCGAATCCATGATAAGAAATTAATATACATAGATATATTTTGACTAATGATTTTATATTGTTGAATGTGTTTGCTAATATATTGAATTAAAAAATATTGATAATCTAATAATGTTAAACTATTAATTTCCTCTGATACACGAATTTTAATAATCTTATTCGCCTCCTCTGTAACATTTTCATTATCGACACTAAAGTTTGTACGATAATCTAATTTTTGTATTGCTTTATCATCAAAAATATCTACAGATGATACAATTGCATTTAATCTATATTTATTTTCATTCGTTATAATTAAACTATTATAACTATCTACTGATTTTGTCCAATCTATATTCATTTTATTCTTACTTATTAGTTAATAATGATTATTTAAATACTTTTCAATTTTATAATTATGTCAAATGAAATTAAAATACCAGAAAAATGGTTAACCAAATATAAAAAAGAAATAAAAGATTATGTCATTATATCACCTAACAATATAGGTGATATAACATTGGGATCACATATTAAATATATTACATATGATGGTATATTAAAAAATGGTGGATTTTTAATCAAAATGGAAAATAATGATCGATTTGATAGACTTGTTTTTATAGTTAAAAGTAATATAGTGTATCGATTACATTATACTAAAAACTTTTATTTATGTAAAATTGTATAGTAGCGTTTGTGCTTAAAAATTGATTTGTAATTACATTAAATTATATTAAAAATCAATTAAAAATATAATGTCAAAAATAGATGCCAAACCAACTATAATATTAAATATATTAAATACATTAAAAAATAATATATCTGATACTGATATATTAAAAAATAATATATCTGATACCAATACATTATCTATAAATAAAAATGATTTTTTTCCAATAACCACTGAGACTATTAATAATAAATCAAATACAGTATTTATAAATAATTTGATATTAAATCGGATAAATAAAAGAAAACGTGAAGATGATCAAGATTAATTTATAGAAATTTAATCTAATTATAGATTATAGAATATGACACAGCCCACACTAAGATTATCAAGTTATAAAGGACCACGTCCAGAAGCTACATATCAATCTAGAATGACAGAAGCTGAAATTGAAGAAAAATTAAGAATGTATAAAAAAATAGATAGTTTAGAAGAATTAGCTAAGCTACCCCTTAACACTCACATTCGATATTTTTCTGTAACCAAAGATGCTAAAGGTAAAAAGGAAAAAAAATTTAGATTAGGTGGATTTTTGAATAATAAAGATAATTATGATAAATATGTTGTTTTAACAAATAAAAATTTATCTTGGTCTGTTGATACAAAAACATCTATATTATATCGTAAATTAAGAGATGATGAAATTGATAAAAATATAAATATTGAGAAACAACAAACAGAAATGTTTAAAGATGAAAATAGTAAATTAAAAGAAAATTATGTTAAATTAGAAAAAGCATATCATGAATTAATTGATAAATATACTAGATTGAAAGATAAATATGATAAGACGAAGACGAATACGGTTCGTTGATTTATCAACTAAACCTATATAACTATCGAAGATAGTTGAATACGGTTAGATAACGAAGTTAACCAATAATAAATAAATAATATAATTTATTTATTATGTGTGATACTAATATTAAATTATTAGTTCTTTGGTATCATAAATCAAAGTTATTTTATAAATGTCATAGAGAATCTGCTGAATATTATAACAGATGGAATAATATCTTAGGTTTTCCTGCTATTATAATAAATGTATTTAATTCAACTTCATTATTTGCAAATTACAATTCTATATCAGAAGTATTTATTATTATTATAGCAATTCTTTCATTATTTTCAACTGTGTTAAATGCTGCTCAAAATTATTTAGATTTTGCTAAATTAAAAGATCAACATTTTAAATTAATGATAGAATATTCAAAAATATTATTTTCTATTGAAAAAATTGTTATTTTAGTTAAAAATGATGATAAATATATTATTGATGAAACTACTATGAATACTATATTAAATAATTTTGAAAAATTAAGAGAAACATTTATTCATTTCCCAGAAAAAATTTGGAAATCAAATAACAAACAATATAAAAGTAAATTAGAAAAAATAGATGTTAATACATCTGATTCTATAAATATTATACTAAATACTATTAAAAATAAAAAAGATTTATCTTTCTTAAATGAATCATCTAAACATTCTGAAGTTATTACTTATGATAATAATATTAATTTACCCAATCAACCTATTGATAAAGATTCTATTATAGAGATACAGTGAAGTAGCGTTAAATAATAATTTTGTAAAATAATCACCTAATAATTTTATAAGGATCTATTTGTGTAAATAATCTCATCTTACAACAATATCTATAAATTCCCATACTCTCAATTAATTCTTTTCTTTTAATTACTTTTTCTTGTTCTGTCATATTTGACATCATTATTTTATTACTTTTTTCATCATAATCAATTTCAATATCACCTAGCACTTTACCACATGTAGGACACACTAAGTATTTCATTTTCTATTATTATATTTACTATATATATAGATTTATATAATTTCATTTTTTATTTAGTTTTAATTTTATTAGTTATTTAATATGGGAGAATCTTTTGATGAACGTCTTACAAATTTAAAAAGTATTTTAACTAATTATAATAAAGTAGATCAACAATATATTGCAGATAAACTATCTGAATTTATCAATACTAATTATCAAGATGTTGATATTAGTTTAACATATAACGATATTATGACTTATGGTGAATTAAAAAATTATTTAAATGATACAGTATATTCTAGTACTCTTCGTACTATATCTGATTTAAAAGATTATCGTGCTTTACAAGAATCACTATTTAAAAGTAAATTAAGAAACACACCTTCTATAACAGCACCGTCATCACCTCCACCTGGAAATGGTCAAATGAACGCTCAATTTAATTTAGCAATTCAACAACAATTAGATAAAAATCATATGGAAAAATTACTAGAAGAAGAAAAAAATTTAGCCAATTTGATGCAAAATGAACCAGTTATAGAGAAAAAAATAAAATTGTTTCATACTTTAACTTTTGCTGAAATTGTAGATAATTTAGCAAATAGTATAGTAATATTATTCAAACAAGTATATTCTTTAGACATATCAGGTTTTATGAATTCTCAAGATAATTATGTTTATTATGGATTTATTTTTATTTTTATTTATATTATGTTTAGAATGATATCACAAGAGTTAAATAATTAAATTACTTTTAGTTAATATTGTACTTAATTGATCTGTTAAATCTCTTAATTTATATACTGATGTAATACGATCATCGATAGTATGTTCAAAAGATGAAAATGTTTCTAATATATCTTTCTTTTGATAATTCAAATTTTCTTTTATTGTTTTTTCTGAATATAATTTATAATTATTTTGTTTATGAATATTTGCAAATTTTAATAATTTTATATATTGTTTTATTTTAAACATAAAATCACTATACACTGGTCCGTTATATAATTTAAAATATGATACACTATCCATAAATTTTAACAATGACATATTATTTGTTTCTGTTAATTTTGTTTTTTCTTGCAAGTCATTTGTTTGATTTTGTTTTAATTGGACCATATACAATATTAAAAATACGATAGCACCAATTAACATAAATTGTAATATTGTAATATTCATATATAATGAGACTAGTGTTAAAAATAAAATAATGCCAATCCATATTACAAGCTCATTTATAGTTAATAAATTCATAATTTTTAATAATACATCATTTAGTGTATATTCTTTCTCAAACATATAATAATATTATATATATATATTATGACTGATTATTATTCAAAATATTTAGACTTAATACATTCCGAAAAAAATAATTATGGTGGTGCTGGATTTATGTTTTATGAAAATATTAATAATAATATATTTTTTTTATTAGGTGTAAATAATAATAAAAAAAGAGAGTTAGGTATATTTGGCGGTGCTAGAGAAAAAAAAGACAAAAGTCCATTATACACTGCTGTACGTGAAATATTTGAAGAATTATTTAATGTTTCTATTTCAAGTCTTGATTTATTTATTGATAGAATTCAAAAAAAGATCGATGATTATAGTATTATAGAAAAAATATTTGTAAAAAATAACAATGAAGTATGTTATATTGCAAACATAAATATATTGAATTTATTTATTGATCATCTAATTTATACAGAGTGTAAATGGTCATTTAAAGATAAACATGAGTGGACTGAATATAAAAATAATATTCATATGTTTATTAATGATAGAATATTAAAAACAAATCAAACAATAAAAAATGGATTAAATGAAGTAAAAAAAGTGTATTTATTAAAATGGTCTGAAATTAATAATTCTATTAATATGAATGTACCAATTTTAATAAATAAAAAAGAATATTATATTAAAAGTAACTTAAATAAATATCTTCATGATAATATAATAATTGACATTATAAATAAAAAAAATTAGATTAATTAAATATGAATGAATCACCAACTTTAGATTTAGATTATATGGTATCATTAAAATTAACTATTGAAGATGAATACAATGTTGATGACGATAATATGATTATTCTAGAATTAATTAATTATTTACGAGATATGCACATACCAAATAATCAAATTAAAAATGCAATGTATTTACTATATGATTCAATCGATCCATCTAAAAAAGAAATAATAGATCAATTATTAATACCAAATACATTATCAAATATATTTGCTAGTTTACTTGCTAATACTAATAATACTATTGAGGAACAAACTGATTTATTTACAGGTGATATGATAAATCCAGCAAATATTATAAATATGTTTTCTTATAATCCAAATTATAATTTTCAAATATCATTTGATGTAAATAACTTACCTCATTTAACATATATAGCTAATATATTTGATATTCCTAGAAATAATACAACTGAAGATATATTAGATAAAAATACAAAAATATTGGAATATAAAGAATTAGATGAAAATTTAAGAACTAAATATAGTACATGTTTTATTTGTTTAGCTGATTTTGGATTAGAAGATATTATTAGAAAAATTCCATGTGAACATATATTTCATAAAGATTGTATTGATCCGTGGTTATTAAAAGAAAGTTATAAATGTCCAGTATGTCGTGGTGAATTAACTTAAGTAAAATATATTTCTTTTACATCTTGTAATATATCAGGGTATTGTGTATATAAAAAATCTCGTAATTTTTTACCCGATTTTTGTCTACTATAATTTTCTTTCCACCATTTCTTAGGTGATATTTTATCTTTTTTATCGAGTAATTTTATTAATGCTAATCTTATATCGTTTTCATCTGTAAAAATTTCACCTGTTTCATTATTAATATATTTTGAACCACATACAATACTAGTATTTAGTAAAACAGGAACATCTTTTGAAATTGCTTCAGTAATTACACGAGGAGATGCATCATATATATTTGGAACAAATAAAAATCGTGATTGTTTTAATTTTTCTTGGAATTCATGATATGGTAGAAAATCTTGTATTGTTATATTATTTCCATATAATTCTTCTAATCCACAATTTAATCTACCGATTATTAATATTTTTAAATTAAACTCATTAATCATTATTGGAAAACATGCTAATGCTAATTTAAAATTACGATTTATTGCATTCCATCCATCCATTGGACAAGTTTTTTCATCATCATTATTACATATATAGATAAAATCATATATTTTTTCTACTGGTGGACTATCATCATAATCATAAAAATCAGATTCACTATAATCTATAATATTATGCGTTTCATCAAATCCATAATATGATGGATTTTTAAAACAACATAACCAATTCTTAATATTTTTTAAATAATCAAAATCATCTTTAAATATATATGAATCACTTGAGTTATCAGTAATAGGTCTTGGAAAAGATTTGTATGCTGTAATTCCTACTACCTTGATTCCTCTATCAATATATGTAGTAAATCTATTTTTTTCTTCCACATTTCTAAAGAATGCACTTATTAGAACAATAGGTATAATATTACCTTTTTCATCCATTAAATATCTATATGGGAAATGTACTTCTTCTTTGTTTCTTTTTAATAATTCTACATTAGTTTCATCTGAAAAATTTTCATAATTTCTATAGAAATAATAAATTGTGTATATAATTAACAAAAATATTATTACATGTAATATTTGGATATGATTAGTCTTACTTTCCATATAATATTATTTATAAATTATTTAATATATTAATGTTTTTCTTTAGACTTAAAGAAACATAGATATATATATTAGAAGTTAAAATGAGTAATAATATCGTTTATCATATTAAACATAAAAATATGATAAATCACTATAGTAATTTAAAAACAATTGATATTGAAAATGAAGAATTGAGTGCAAATATTTCAAAACTAGAAATGGAAATGAAAGAGATTAAAACTAAGAATGATAAAAATATTCAATTACCATTGGAAATAAAAAAACATATAGATAGTAAACCATGGATACGCCTACCGTATCCTATTCGAGAAATTAAGCTTGTAGAGTATGTTGAAGAAAAGAAAATGAGTAAAGAAATAAAAGATACATACTTAAAATTATTATATGAGAAAAAACTTACATCTAAAGTAGTTGAATATAATCAATCTAACGGCAAGATTGTAGATATTTCTGTGTAATAAAATTGATTTTTCATATTTATTTAATATAAATATAAAAGATTACCCATATAGTTTACAAATGAAGAGCCCAATACCAATTCAATCTAATCTGCATCCTTTTGAAGGATATACACATGCCGATATTGTGAATGAAATAAATACATTAATTGACAGTATAGATACAGATGAATTTGAATCTATTCAAGAAATAATCGATTTTGTAAATGAATCTTATAAAGCATTTGAAAGAACAATCCCCTTAGATATATTAACTGATATTATAACAAATAAATTTAGTGTTAAATATACTATAACTGATATAGAATCAGATGATTTATATGAAAAAATATTAGATGCTAAATTAGACTATATTAAAAATGTGCCTCAACCAGAACAAAGAACTAAAGCATGGTTTGATATGCGTAATAATATGATTACTGCATCATCAGGTGCAACCGCACTAAGTGAAAATCCATATGAAAAAGTAGAGGGATTTATTATGGAAAAAGTATTTGGTCGTGAATTTATGGATAATGAATTTGTTCATCATGGTAAGAAATATGAAAGTATTGCAACTATGTTATATGAGCATTTAAAACATCAAAAAGTAGATGAATATGGATTAATTCAACATCCTAAAATTAGTTTCTTAGGTGCATCTCCTGACGGTATTTGTTCCAAGTATACATTAGATGGTGAAATTAACATAAAAAATTATGGACGAATGGTTGAAATTAAGTGTCCTTTTAGACGTAAAATTAATATGTTTGGTGAAATAGATGATCATATATGCCCACATTATTATTGGATTCAGATTCAATTACAATTAGAATGTTGTGATTTAGAGTACTGTGATTTTTGGCAATGTGATATTCAAGAATATTCTACGATAGAAGAATGGATGAAACCAGTTGAAAATAATCATAGAATGGAGCAAAATGAACTATCTGGTATCCAAGATGAATGGACATATGGATTTGTCTTACAATACAAGATGGATAATTATAAAAAAAGAAATGATACGGATAAAGAAGTATTTTGTTCCAAGTATATTTATGCACCTAATCACTTGGGATCATATCAAGATAAGATTTTACTATCTAATAAAATGATAGAAGAAAATGATATACCTGGATTTACATTTGACAAAGTATTATATTGGAGAATAGTAAATAGTCATTGTTGTGAAATAAAAAGGGATCGTAAATGGTTTGCGGATAAGTATCCTATATTTAAAGAAGTATGGGAGCGTATTGCATATTTAAGAAAAGATAAGGTAGCGGGTGATATATTCCGTGAGCAAATATTAGCAAAAAAAGCAGAAAATAAAGAAAGATATGCTAATAGAAAGAATAAGGATACATTTGAAGTAAAACATGATAGTGATAAGACAAATGATAATCTTGAAAATGTTACTGTAGTTAAAAGCGTAAAAAAAGTAGAATGTATGTTCTAAGTAATTTTATTTATTATTTGATAAATAAAATTTTTTATTTTCTTTAGAATTTATAAAACAATGGTTGCCGGAGGCCGTTCACAAGTTCACTTGCCGGAGGCCGCTCACTTACGCATGTTGTTGCGCGTCGGCCCCACCTCTTTGGTCATCTCGCCCTGGGCCTGCGTCTTGCACTCCTTGGAGCAGTGGTTGGGCGCGCGCCACTCCTTGCCCTCCGCTGCATACAGCGCCTTGTTCCACGCGACCTGCGCCTTGGTGAGGAAGTCGTTGTGGCAGTAGTTGCAGTTGCGCGTGGTGGTGGAGCGGCAGGCATAGCAGGTGAGCTGCTTGCCCTTGTCCTCCAGCGAGGTCTTGAGCGCAACGGGCATGTTGAAGGTCTCCCCACAGGCCTCGCACTCGCACTCGACCGCGTCCTTCTTGGCCGCACTGCGGGCAGCGCGGCACTCACTGCAGCGCGTCGGCATGTCCAGGTGCTTGCTCTCATAGAACGCCATCTCCTTGGCGGTCAGCTGCAGCGGATTCTCGCAACCCTCGGTCGCGCACTCATCATCGATCACGAACTCCTGCTCCGAGACCTCGCTAGCCGCAGAGGAGTCATGGTGCACCTTGGAGTGCGCCCAGCAGCGGGAGAAGGGCTGGAAGTTGTCGCCGTACTTGCTCTTGCCTGCGGTCACCTGCAGCTGCGAAGTGTAGGCAAAGTCCTTACAGTCCGTGACCTTGCAGGGGCGCACAAAGCGGGTGCTGTGCTTGCGGCAGTCGCTGCAGCGCTTGATACCGTTGGCGGGATCAAACTTCTGCGTGCACCCATCGGTAATGCACTCGATGTAGTGGGAGGGGTCCAGCTGGATAGGCTCGCGGATCTGCACCACGTTCTGCTCCTCAATAGCAGAGGTGGAGTCGGAAACACCATCAGCCATTGCAAGCGCGGCGGTCATGTCGAACTTGGCCACGGACACGGGCGCAGCCACAGGCACGGGCGCAGCCACAGGCGCAGCCACAGGCGCAGCCACAGGCTCGAGCACAGGCGTGTTGTCGAACTCACGCGCGAAGGGGCTACGCCACAGCTTCTTGGGAGCCGCAGGTTGCGACACCGAAGTGGCACGCTGCGGCGTCGACGGCGTTGACAGCGTCACAGTGAAAGCACTCGAGTACGCCCGGAAGAGCTCCGGGGTGTTGAGGATCAGGCCATCTTGTGTCTTGAAGGCCAGCGTTGCCTCGACACAGGGTGCCGACAAAGGCACCTGCATCCCGATACGCGAAGGCAGATCACGCGTGTACTTGTGGGGGATGTCGGGCAGCATGCTGAGCAGCACGTGCGGCGAGTAGCTACCCATGTAGTGCGGTGGCTTGCTGAGCTTTGCCACCGCGAGCTTGACCTCATTCGAGGTGTCAATCACAAGCGGGTTGCTGTAGTAGCCCACCACAACAGCGGTAGCTGAAAAGTCACCACAGAAGGCCCGCGCCTCAAGGAGAGTCTTCTGGCCGATGTACGGAGCCAAATTCATCACCACCTCCGAAAAATCACGGTCCTTGTTGTCGTGAGAGAAAAGCTCCATCTCCGGCTTGAGTTGCTTGTGATCCCCAGGGACGACCAGCTTGGTGAAGTCACCATCAACAGTGTAGATTACCGTGGATAGACGGGAAGCCAATGACTCCCAGTTGGTTGAGCCTGAAGACATGATAGGAACAGAAGACACGATAGAAGACATGATAAAAGTTATGATGCTTTATGGGTGTATATACGTTTATTAGTACTGAATATAATAAATATCTTATAGTATAAAATTTTCAATTTTTATTTTATTTGTTTTTAAAGAAATTATTAGATACCGGCACTCACCATCCCACTGGCGTGCGCGAGCGCCTCGATGATGATAGCATTGTCAACCATGCCAACCCGATTAGCAATACTCATGCGAGTCTTGGTAAGGTAGGCTTCAGGGTCCTCGCGCACCATGGAAAAGATGCGGGGCAGCGACATGTAGAACTTGGAGGGCATCTTGACATCGAGCGAGTCACCCCAGGAGATTCCGAGGAAGGACAGGTCGGATGGGTCATAGAAAGGGTCATTGGTTACGTTTGCCTGCGCCTCCGCCATGCCATGCGCAGGCACGATTTGTCCCTCTGCAAGCTGGATCACCACCTGAAAGTCATCAAAGATCTCGCTGAACTTCTCAGCCTTGATCTGGACAGGTGGGTTGCAGCCGTAGTTTCTCGCAGCGCAAGCGGCGGGAGCAGCGGGAGCAGCGGGAGCAGCGGGAGCAGCGGGAGCGGCGCAAGCGACGGGAGCTGCGGGAGCGGCGCAAGCGACGGGAGCTGCGGGAGCGGCCCGGGGCCACTCCATCATCTTGGGAGTGGGATCCAGCTTTGTCAGCATGGACTCATCAGAGACGGGGCCCAGCTCGATCTGCACAGGACGCGGGCGATACGACAGACCGGGCCACTTGCAAACCGTGTTCCAGAGGTGGATGCGCTCCTTGAGGTGCTCCTCGGCGTCGGTAAAGCACCACAGGTCCTTGTCGCAGCAGTGGCCCTCCTGCGTCTTGCTGCTGCCACAGATGATGCCACGGCACGTCTTGTTGGATTTGCTGCACAGCGAGAACTCAGGCCACGGGACCACTGAAACAGAGTCGGTCCCCTCACGGCGGTACTTGGGGCCACTGTAACGCGTGCGGAGCATGTCCTGCAGCGTACACGGCGCGAGCTGCTCCTGGAGCGCGGCCTCGGAAGCCAAGAACTCCTCCGAAGCCAGCTCGCTCTTCAGCTGGTTGATCAACTTGTTCTCGGCACACTGGCGGTGGGTCGCCTCCCAAACCACCTCCTCGGGAAGCGCGGTTGCGGGGATGATCATGCGCCACATCTGGAAGCGCTCATCCCAGCCAAAATAAAAGTCACGCAAGTCATCGTGGACACAGGGCAGCGGCATTTTTGGAAACTGGGGCGTACCCACCACAAAAGGCGGGGCACCGGCGATCAAACCCGGAACAATCCCGGGATCTTTAAAGTCCCATGAGGTGACACTCTCAATGTCCTCCTCGATACGCACACGGTGCGTGATAAGGTGCTTGTACTCATCCGGCGTCATGAGCAAGTAGCTAGAAACAGATGAGTCAGAAGACTCGATAGAAACCATGATATCAAAATAACAGATAGAATTAGGCGATTAATAACAATATGGCTAGGGTATAACAGGTTCTCAATTGAATGAATATCATAAGGTATAATTTTTTCAATTTTTATTTTGTTTTATTTTGTTCTGTATAAAAAAATTGTTAATTGCTATTGTCACGGAGGCGCTGCTCGCGCCCCGCCTTAGTCAGGCCACCCAGGAAGCGCTCCACCACCGTGGGCATGAACTCTGCAAAGCCCACGCCCATTTTCCTATTGCCCAGGATGTACTTGCGCTGGCACTCATGCCCGAAGGTGCAGCCGCGCTTAGGGTAGTTCCCATTCCCCTTGTGGAAGATCTTGCACTTACCGTCATTGACCTCGCGGGAGCAGAGGCGTTGGGGCTTTAAGCTAGGGCAGTGCACATGCATGCACTCTACCTCCTCACAGGACATGCCACGGATGCACTGGATGTCAAACCGGTACGTCGAGGCGGGTGCGGCGGCGGGTGCGGCGGCAGGTGCGGCGGCAGGTGCGGCGGCGGGTGCGGCGGCAGGTGCGGCGGCGGGTGCGGCGGCGGGTGCGAGGCCCGAGCGCGCAGCGCCAACGTAAGTCGTGGGCGCGACGGCGGCAGGGGGCTTGTCGTTCAGCAGACCCTCATTGCGAGCCCAGGTGTAGGCGCGCAGCGAGTTGGGGCCACTGAAGAGGCAGGTCTCGAGGGGCTGGGGCGGAGGTGATGCCATTCCACTGGCGTGCGCGAGCGCCTCCACAATGCGGTCGGTGTTGTTGGTGTCCTTGGTAAGGTAGGTGTGGGGGTCCGCGCGCACCTTCTGCAAGATGCGGGGGAGACGCTGGTAGAACTCGGGAGGCACGCGCAACTCGGGACGCACGTGCAACTCGGGAGGCACGAGCAACTGAGGCGCAGTGCAATCCATCTCATCACTCCATATCACCTTGGACATGTGGGCATACATCTGCTCCATGGTGGGATAGTTGGGCACGTCTGCCTGTGCCTCCGTCATGCCGTTCGCAGGCGCAATTGCACCCTCAGCAAGCAGCTGCACCTGCTGAAAGTCAGCCAAGATCTCGGACCGCATGTTCTCCTTGATCAAAACGGACGGGATGCTGGCGTTGCTGACTGCGGCGCAAGACGCGAGCTTCGGCAGGTCCAGCGGCGGCACGTCGTACACGTGCGTCACCTCCTCCTTCTTGTCCTCATTGTAGTCGGCGAGCATCTCCGGATCGTCAAACTCGTCATCCAGGAGGTGGATCTTGATGAACTTGGGCGGCGCGCGGTACGACAACCCGGGATACGGGTGGACCGTGTTCCAGAGGTGGATGCGCTCGCTGAGGTGCTGCTGCATAAAATTAAATTTGGACAGGTCCCGCTTGCAGAGGTGGTTGTTCACCGCCTCATTGCTGTTGTTGCAGATGATGCCACGGCACGTCTTGTTGGCTTCGCTGCACAGCGAGAACTTGGGCCACGGGATCTTCGAAACATGGTACCCGTGGATGGTGTCCTCCTCGCGACGGTTCTTGAAGTGACTGTAGCGCGGGCTGAGGATACGCTGCAGCGTGCACGAACAGGGCGTCAGTGCCCACTCGACCTCCATGAGCTGCGTGCGCGTCATGCCGCGGTTGTATGCATGCAGCATTCGCTTCTCCTGCTCGATCTGCTCCCGGAGCCTGGCCTCGGAGGCCAGGAAGTCCTCCGAAGACAGCTCGGCTTTGAGCTGGGTGATCAAGCGGTCCTCTGCCCACTGGCGATCAAATGCTTCGTCCGCAACCTTCTCGGGAAGTGCGAGTTCGGTGATGACCATGCGCCACATGGCACAGTCGCTGTCAAACATGAAGGGAAAGTCATTCAAGTCATCCCAGTCCAGCTGGTTCGACTCTTGGAGGTGGAGGTACTTGTCCATCGTGCACACCCGGGGCGGGGCACCAGCAATCAGACCCGGGACACTTTTCGGATCTTTGAAGTCAAATGCGGTGATGGTCGGGTTTTGCGCCTCAATCTCCAAGCGGCGCTGGATGAGCAGCAGGTACTCACTTTGCGTCATGTGGATCTCCTTATCTTCGCGGATGAGCTCGATCTGGTAGGGCGCAGCGATCTTGAGCGCAGGCAGCCACTCGATCGGCATGCGGCAGCGGGGGGGCTCGATGGGGACGCTGTTGATGAAATTGAAGTTAGTGTGCTTGAACAGATCCACGATGATGGAAAACTTTTTAATCCCCAAATAGATGGCGTGATTGGGGGTCTGCACCTCCCACCACTTCTTGTCCTGGTAGCAAAAGGTGATGATGCGGCGGGGAGACACGGTAAGGCCCGTCATGATGATGCGGGGAGAGACGTTGTCTTCTGCCAGCTCCACCTGGATGCGCAGCTTTGCAGGGCACTGAAACTCGAGGACGCCATTCACGAGGCGGTACGGGTACTGGGGCTCGCCTGTGTGAGTGCGCAGGTGCGGGCTGACCTCATTCAGGAGCTTGTGCCGGAACTTGGCGTCCGTAAGGTCCCAAAAGTCGTTCTGAAAGCTCTGGTCGGAAAACTTCACCCGCAGCGGGAGCAAGTCCTCTAGAGGTGAGGTGAAGGAAACTACCTGCTCGGCGAGCACGCTGTAGACCGAGCGGGTGGCATCCGATGCAACAAAAATCTGCTCACCGCGACGGTCGTTCGCAATGAGCAAGCAACCAGGTGCGAGGACGCGCACCATACGGTCCCCCACCTTGGTGAGGGTCTCCTTACAAGGGCCTGAAAAGGCCTCAGAGGAGAAGTAATTGGAAGGGCCAGTGGCTCCCATACGGTAACGTATGAAGTCGCCGATACACGACAATGGACCCGAAGGCCCGTTAGAAGCAGTGCCCGAAGGCTCGTTAGATAGCATGATGGCTGGAAGCATTTATACCCAGATACAACTCAAATAATACACTCAAATTGAATGTGCATCATATACCTTAATTTTTTCAATTTTTTATTAATAAATAATATTGATTTATTAATAAAATATCTTTTTATCGATTTCTGTCTCAACTACACCTAATTTAATCATATATTGGACTTGTAACCATTTATAATAAGGATGTCTAATATAGGTGCACGGGCATCCATAATTAGTACCATCACATGTACATGTTTTATCTGTATTTATATGAAAATCTAAGTTAGGCATTTCTAATTGTTTACCATAGGAATCTTTTAATGTTAATGTTAATCTATTAATATTACCTAAATTAGACATCTTATATATCTTATCTTGATAGTTAGTCGATGCGTAATAATGTAATTCACCATAACTATCAGGGGATAAAAGACAAAAGGCATCTCTTAATGATGAATTAGTAGAATTTACATTGTTATCATTAATTTCTTCTATATTCAACATTAAATATCTATCACTATCTAATGTTTTTTGGGCAAAGAAATAAAAATCTAATAAACCACTTGAACTTCCTAATGCAGTATTAAATTCATATGTACGTCTAGTTGTTACTGTATTACTTACCATAAATTTTACAGTTATTTGAATTGGTGTTATAGTATTCAATGTAAATAATAACTCATAATCACCAGTAATTGTACTTTTTGTACCACCAATATTAGATACCATATTATAATTTAATCCAGCTACAAAAGAATCCATTTCATAATTATTCATTGGAGTTCCAGATACATATGTATAACTATAATATTGAGTATTATAAGTTACATCATTTGGATATACTACTGTATACACAGCTGTTTTATTTCCAAATGTAACATTCAGTGTGTAAGTATAAGTTTTTAAATTAATGACTTCAACTGTTTGACTGTTAGGTGTTGTTAATGGACTCGCTACATCATCATCAGCAGAAGTTTGATTAATAATTTCTGTTAATACCGCACTAACTATTGGAATATCATCATCTGGAATAACGGTATCGGTTGATACATTTGTAACTCTATATTTTTGTAGTAGATATTGTCTGGGTAATATTACACTTTCAATTCGCATAAATTTTACATTTTCAAATACTCTTGGAATATTTAATCTTGTTGCATCATCAGATTGATTAAAAAATGTTTTTAATATAAATGGATTAGGATATAATGTGGTATTTCTATCACTGCTATCAATAATAATTACATATTCTGATACATTTTCAGCTGCTAAACTATCGGATATATTAGGATATAAAGGCATTTCTAACTTAAATTCTTTTCTATCTAAATAAAGTCCATATTCTGCTGGATTTTTAGGATATTTTATACTATTATCATTAATTATACCTCTGGATAAAGCCATATCAGTTGAATATCTAAATTGATTAATATTTTGTACACTTTCAGTTAAAAAAGAATTAGGATCAGTCTTTTGATTAGGAAATAAATTATTAATTGGTGTTGGACTTAATCCAGACATTCTATTTTTAGAATTATTATCTTGATAACTATTTTTGGGAAAATTATTCATATATACTTATTAACAAAAAAATATTCCAATAATATATGCAAAAAGGAGTAAATAATAATACATCTATTTGTGCAATTGGAAGAGATAATTCTAATGATACTTGTTTTACATTAGATGAATTACATACCATCGCAAAAGATTATAATAAAACAGTATCAGATAATAAAAAAATTAATTTATGGCCAACAAAAAAACAAATGCTTGTTGAATTAAAAGAAAAATTAACTGAATGTAGTGATCAAACCTGTTGGCCAACTTTAAAATTTATTAAAGATAATGAAAGTTTAAATGAAGCGTTTAAACCAAATGGTCCTAGTGGTCAATACGATTGGCTCAGCACAACTGAAATTAATGAATGTATGGAAAGATACATGGATGTATATCCTGAATTTTTATTTATTGGTGCAGTACCAATTGATATCGAAGATTTAAAACAATTTGGTGTTAAAAATCTTGATTATGATAAAATAGCAAAAAAAGGTAAAACAAAAATAGGTATTATATATAATTTAGATGAACATTATAAATCAGGATCACATTGGGTTTCTTTTTTTATAGATAGTGAAAATAAAAGAATATATTATTCTGATTCTGCGGCAAAACCTCCAGATGTACGGGTTAAAAGATTAGTAAAAAAGATTGCTGAAAGATGGTACAAAAGTGATACAGGACAAAAAATAAGCTTACCAATTGATTCATATATGAATGAAAAAGAACAAAATATAGTAGAAAAAAGATATGGTATTAAATATAATAAAACTCAACATCAATTTGGTGGTTCTGAATGTGGGGTTTATTCTATTAATTTTATTGTGAGATTACTTAGAGGTGATAATTTTGATATTATTCATAAAAATAGGGTTACGGATAAAGAAATGAATGTGTGTAGAAATGAGTATTTTAAAAATTATGGGAATATAATTAAAAATGGCTCTAGGATGAATATTTGTTAAAATAAATCTCAATCGAAGATTTGAGATTTATTTTACAGTCGAAGACTAGAAATTATGGTCGAAGACTCATAAAATAATTTACAAACCGAAGGTTTGGGATTTACAATCGAAGACTCATAAAATAATTTACAAACCGAAGGTTTGGGATTTACAATCAAACACTCAACCAAACACTCACAACCAAAATCTCATCTTAATAAAGAATAATGTGTATGTTCATACTCTAACAATTTACTTTTAACCTCATCTATTTTATTTAAAAATGTATTCATATCTATTTCAAAATTTTGTATATCATCTCTATCATGTTTCTTTAAAAAATTATTAATATTGTTTCTTAGTTCATATACTGAACGATCTATTTGTTCCAAACTTGATTTTTCAGTAAAATATATGGTTTCAATTTGATTGTTAACATATATATGATAATGACCTTTATTTTTACCAAGACAATCAAACTTTAAGAATTCATTATTATATATAACTAATGATACTGCTGGACCAAAATCCCCATTATATATTTTGTGAAATACTAAAAAATATAAATTATCCTGAATATCTATTTTATAAATATCTTTCCTAATCATATAATATAATATTTAAAAAATTAATAATTAAAATATAATTATTAATTTTCTTGTGTATTTTGTTGTAATTGCTCCAATCTATTTATTTTTTCTTGAATACCTTGTGATATTCTTAATAATTCTGCTTTTTTCTCTTCTATTGCATTTAATGTAGCTGAGTCAGTATTTCTAAATCGTTCCATACTTGAATTTTTTATTAAATCTCTATCTTCTTTTAATTCATTGTATTTTTGCATTAATATTTTTAAATACTCTTCATATTTAACTATTTTTTGTTGCATTCCACTAATATGTTCTTGATATTGTTTTTCTTTCATTCCAAATTTTGTTAATAATTGTTGTTCTTGTTGTTGATATTGTTCTTGCATATTTTTATTAGAATATTGTTCAGCATTATTCATAACACCAGGATGCATTCTATTTTGTTGAGCCAACAATTGTTGATTTTTATTTGTATGGTTCATCATTTTATTTACATTTTGTTCTTCTGGTTCGTTTGTTCTATGATAATTTTTATTTGACATATTCAAATGTTTTTTAAATGCATCGTCATTTTTAAATAACTCTTCAATATTTTCTACTTTTTGTTCAGATGTTTTAATACTATTACGTTCCGTTGATATCTTTTTTAATCTAGAATCTAATGGTTCTTCAACCTCAGTATTTATACTACTTGGATCTATACCTGTATTGTAAAATGCATCATCAAATGCACTAGTAATTTCTGGAGTTTCATTAAAATAACTGAAATTTACATTTCCACCATAATCTTCAATATCTTGGGTTGGATTTGCATCTGAATCATTAAATACTTGATTGTTTTTTCTTGTTGATGTTTTATTAACCATATCACTAGGTTGCATATTTTTATATTGTTCATCAATAAGTCTTTTAGGATTTGTAGTTTGGGATTTTAACCAATCAGGTACATCATTAGGTTTTTTATTTAAATTAAATTCGTTGTATTCTTTCAAATAATTATCTGTTCTAGATTGTAATGAATCATCCATTCTTGTATTTGTACCATGTTGAACAGGCATTCTCATATTGGCTGGAACAGCAACGTTTCTTTGTCTTGGTTGTAAATTTAATCTTTTCATTGTAACATTTACAACTTTTTCGATAGCATCATTAATATTATTTTTTTGTACTTTAGATTTATCTAATAATGAATATGTATTATCTAATGCTTTTTTTATTCCCATCTTTATTTTAGTAGATGTTTCAGGATTCGATAAATCTATATTATTTGCATCAGCATATTCACTAGAAATATATGATACTGTTCTTTCATTTACAAAATAACCATATAAATTACTCATAATGATATTATCTAAATTAATTTTTAAATTTAACCTTAAAAATTAATTTAAATTTATATTGTAAAATAAATTACTTTTTTATCTTATGCAGTCATATAATCCAAATAATCCCGTATACAAATATAAATCAGTAAAAGCAGATGTTCCAAAAAATACATATGTTGAAGAAAATAGTGAACAAACAAATGATCCAACTAAATTACCAACTAGTTATGGTTTGTATGTTCAACCACCACAATATAAAAATCCAACAATGAAATCAACAACTTATCTTCAATACGTAACTTTAACAATTGATTCAGCAGATAGAGATTATACTAAATATCCAAATCCATTTAATTTTATGACTGATCGATTTACTGAATTTTTTAAAAATATTAAAATCTTTCAAATATTTTACTTAACTGTTCCCCAATTTAATTTAGTAAAAATACCATTAGTCCAAGATGCAACTTATACATTTATGTTTAATTACGTTAGAACAAATAAATCTACTATAGTTAATAATCAATTAATCACAAATGGTGGTATTACATATCGAATATGTAATTTTTATAATAATGAAGTTAATTTTTTAGTTAATGATAATATTTCAATTGTGTATAGTATTAATATTATAAATAATGCATATGATAGTTATGGTGTAAGTAGTACATATGCATTAAATTCAAATCCATATTTAAGACTTAATATTCCAGAAATTATCTACTTACCTATTCTTACAACTGATAAAAAACAGTTTACTTATTTTGTACGTATGTCAAGAGCTAAAAGACATATTGCATATGCTAGTGTAAGATCTCCTACTAAAGTATTCAAAGAACAAACATTACTAAATATATCTAAATTAACATTTGAATTTTATGATTCTACTAATGTACCATTACAAATATTATATTTAGATCGATATGCAGATCCAGTTGATGATCCTACAAATTTTGCTAGTAGATACAATTATATTAGACATCCATTATTTTATTATCATCAAATCATTATGAGTTTACGTATTGGTGTAATTAGACAAATGTTGAAATAATATTATTATAAATACATAACTTTATTATAATATTATAAAATGAGTGCTTGTGAAAGAGAAGAAGATGCAATTTACATGTTAGTTCAAGATGGAGATGAATGGGAGGATATTAGTGTTATATTGAAAAAAGAAGATGCAATTGCTGCATCTATTAAATATCAAAAATCACGCGTTGAAATTTTAACAAAGAAAGCAAATAATTTTGGTTATACACCCTCATATAATTACTATAAAAACGGTACACTTGTTATAGGAAGTTAATAATTGAAAAGATTTAATTTATAATATTTATTAATTTAATTATACAATATAATGAACTTTGCAAATGCTGTTACCATTGTTAAAAGATCTTTTCTGAAACGTTCAATTCCGCTACATGTGATGAACTTTCTAGATGCTATTATCCTTATCCAAAAATCATGGAAGACAAAATATTATAAAAAATTCGAATATAAAGAATATTGTAAATATTGTAATTGTTTTCTTTCACCTAACATTTCAAATAAACAAATTGTTAAATCATTTATAAATAAAGGTCATATCATTAGAGAAATAGAACAATGTAATAAATGCAAGCAAATTATTATGGTTTGGTGTTCTAAAAAATGTTTTTGTAAGTAATTTTTATAATTGTTATACAACTAAACAATTCTTGTTTGAGGAATTCTCATTATAAACCACATCGAATATCTTAAAAATATTATTTTTGAGGAATTCTCATTATAAACCACATCGAATATCTCAAACAATTCTTGTTTGAGGAATATCAATCACCTCTTCTATAATATAATAGGATTCATCATTTATCATTTCTTTTTTAGGTAATCCATCATTATCCAATTTAACTTTACCAATAGGAAAATCCAAATCAAAATCATACACTACTTGTGTACTAGGATTAAACCAATAATTTTCAGGTTTTTGTTTTACTCCCTCACCAGAACCTTCTGTTTTGAGTACTTTTATACCCAATATTTTAATAACTTTTACAGTTTTAATTTCACTATTCATCGCATTCAATCCATTATTTAATTTAGAATCATAGTATACATCTTCATTATAAGAAGGCCCAACTTGTGGATCAAATAATGAACTTTCATTAAACTGAAAACATTGATATTTCCCACTCATCATATTATGATTTTCAAATAATTTACAATCAACCGCTGCTTCTTTTACTGTCATTAGAAAACTATCAATTAAAACTTGTTTTCTTCTAGCCAAGTCTTCTATCTTTTCATCTACTGTAGATTCACCATTATTTTTTATAGATTTATACCTAAATACATCTACCGTACGCTCTTCCATCGGTAAATCTTTGTGATAACATTGACGAATAGCACGACCAATCAATTGCATAATTCTTGTTTCATTCCAAAATGGTTCCATAATATGAATTTGTCTTATATTTCTCAATGATATACCTTCACTACCTGCTGGTGCAATTAAAATATATTTAACCAATTTTCCATCTAAATTTTCTACTTGATTAAATATTTCTATTGTTTTCTTTCTTTTTACATCATCAATGCCTCCATGATATTCTAAGAACTGATAATAATCTTCTCCTTCTCCATATGGATTAAATCCAACTTGTTTTAAATAAATTTTAAACATTTGTAACCCTTCTGCTGATACGAATTGAGAATATACTAATATAGGACCTTTACTGCGCAAACCGTAAAATAATATGGCAGTCATTTTACTTGAACAATCATATAATGCTTGTAACAAACTACTTTTATTATTATGTTCATCCATAAACTTTTTATATTTAAAATTATATTTATCTTTAAATATTTTTATATCATCTTGAATTGTATGTTTCTTTTTAATATCTTCTGCATTCTTTTGCATAAAAAATTTGTCAGTTGATAAAATAAAATCCTCTAATGTCCTCTTATATAAATCAACTGCTTTAATCGTTTCCATATCTTTTATAGATTCTTTGAATTCTTCTGTTTTACCTTCTGCTATTTTTGCAGCATCTATATCTGCTAATTTAAATTGGTTAGGTCTAGGGCGTTTTTCCCCATTTACTTTATCGTTAATAGTAGGAAATACAAAGTTACTAGATTGACGAGTGTAAGACATAAAACTACCCTCTTCGGATCTATTTTGCATTCTTCTTATTTCCATCTGTTTTTCTATAAATTCAAATGAATTATATATATCTGTTTGATAATCAGACATAACAACTTCTTTATTTAATAATCTTTTTTTTGCATATAAATCTGGTGTTTCACCTATATAAAATGATGCTAAACCTAAGATTCTGCGTTGGAACATATTTTTATTTGCAGGATTTAATTGTTTAATTTTACCTGTTGATACATACTTTTCTTCAAACTTTAATTCACTATTAGGAAATATTCCAGGTCTTAATAAATTAAAAATTAATGCTAATTCAAATGGATTATTAATAATAGGTGTTGCACTAATTAATATAATTCTTGTTTCATCATTGTCTCTCTTTTCTCTTACCATATAATCATATATCGAACTCGCTCGACGACCTGTTTGTCCTGTCACATTGTTATATACGTTGTTAATAAAATTGTGCGCTTCATCTATAATATACAATGATTTTTTAGATGCATCAACACTTCTAACCGCTTCAATGAAATCACGATCGGCAAACGGTGAGTCATAGTGAATAAATTTTATATTGGATCTCATTTCTTTTTTAGTTTTTTCATCTTGATTTAACCATCGATTAAGATCTTCAATCCATGGCTTATTCTCTAGAGTGGCTTTGATTAATATAAAAACATTCCAGAGACTCGAGAAATTATAGAGAGCATTATAGGTTGCTATAGCGGTTGCTGTCTTACCAGAACCGAGGCCGTGGTAAAGCATGACACTTTTATAAGGACTTCTATAATCCATAAATTTACTGACAAATTCTTGATATTTTCTCAATGTTTGTTTTTCTTCTGCAACAGCACATGGATCAGATCCTATTGCTCTCTTAATTTCTTCTAGATAATACTTTTTAAAATTTTGTAAAACCCATGAAGGAAATAACCTTCCATTTACTTCTAAATTAAGAAAATCTGTTTTACTCATAATAATAAATTATAAATTAATATTATAATTTATAATTTATAACTCATATTTTTCTCTATTATATTTGAAATTTCATCATTATAATTTTCATCATTATAATTATCACTTATTTTGTATGAATTTACATATTCATTATATAAAGTTTCATTATTTACAATTAATTTTACTTGTTCTACATAATTAGTATCTCTAGCATCAATAAAACTATCTTTATTTATATAATTACTTATTTTTTCAGATCCTTTATAAATTGGTATTGTTTTCGCAAATAAACAATTAAATATTTTTTCTGTTATATATCCATCAGCATATGAATTTTCAACACATATTATGAATTTATATTTATTAAATACATTCAATAATTCAACACTATGATAACATGATTTATTGATTATCTCTTCATTATACATTGATATATTATCTATTTTATCAATTGAATTTAATACATTTATAATATTACTTATCTCAGGATTTAAATTACT